AAATCCATTGATGAGGGAATTAATGTTTCATTAAAAGCACAGGCTTCTACTGTTAGCACTTTGAAAGCACAAATAGAAGGTTTGTCTGTAGCGATGAGAAAAGCAGAAGAAGATATATCTAAATTAGAAGATAGTAGCGGAAATCCTTTAGCTAATTAGCTATGAAAATAGGTTTAATTATGGGAGGCTTATTAGTAGCTACAATTGCTGGTTCAGCTTTCTGGATAGAAAATCTACAAGATAAAATAGGTGTTTTAAAAGGTAATCAGCTTGTTTTGGAAACTAAGATACAGGAACAAAATGAAGCTATAGAGGCAGCATTGGCTAAACAAAAACAGACTCAAAATCTTATGATTAACTTAGAAAAACAAAAACAAGACGCTATGCGTGATGTAAATAAACTAAGAAAAACATTTGCAAAACACGATTTAGATGAACTAACTTTAGCTAAACCAGAGTTAATGCAAGGTAAAATAAACAGAGCTTCCAAAAGAGTTTTAGAGAATTTAGAAAAATTAACAGACCCTAATCAGTTTGATGAAGAAGACAGCACTAATAGTTAGTTTAGCTTTATTAGCTTCAGGTTGTTCCATGATGGGTGAAAGGGTAAAGCCTGTATCTGTAACTACAATAGCAGAAAGACCACCCATGTATCATCCGCCTTTGCCAATGGAAGTTCAGCTTGATCCTGTTGATTGGGAAATACTTACACCAGATAGTATGAAGTTATATTTAGATAATTTGGAAAAAGGCGAAGCACCAAAAAGAGCATTTTACACTCTATCTAGTAAAGAATATGAACATTTAAGTATGGATATGGCTGATATTACAAGATATATTAAAGAAGTATTAGGTATTATTAAGTTTTATAGAGATTACGATAAAGAAGATGAAGAGCCTGAAAAAGGTAGATTAAGGGAGAAAAAATGAATATATCACAAGAAGGAATATCTTTGATAAAGAAGTTTGAGGGGTGTGAATTGAAAGCTTATCAAGACTCTGTAGGTGTTTGGACAATCGGTTTTGGGCATACTAAAGGCGTTGAAGAAGGAGATGAAATTACACAAGATATGGCAGAAATAATGCTAGAAGAAGAAATGCCTGAGTATGAAGGTTATATTAATAATATGGTTTCTGCGCCACTAAAGCAGTGTCAATATGATGCTTTATGTGCGTGGGTTTATAACTTGGGACCAACTAATTTAAAAGAATCAACCTTATTAAAATTATTAAATGCTGGCGACTATCACCTTATACCAAGTCAAATAAAGCGTTGGAACAAGGCAGGAGGACAAACACTTAAAGGACTAATTAGAAGAAGAGAGGCAGAGGCTCTTTTATTTGAGGGTAAAGATTGGAGTGATGTTTAATGCCATTTGCCAAGTTTCAATTTAAAGCTGGTATCGACAAAGAGGGTACAAATTACTCTAATGAAGGTGGTTGGTATGACGCTGATAAAGTTAGGTTTAGAAAAGGACGACCAGAAAGAATAGGTGGCTGGTCAAAAAATTCGCCTAACTCTTTTACAGGAACTTGTAGAAAAATACATACTTACAAAGACGCAGGTCAATCTTTGTATAATATTCTAGGTACGCATAAAAAATTATACGCACAGGAGGGAACAGGATTTAACGATATAACACCTATTAGATTAACTGCTGGTTCAGGCGATGCAACTTTTGCAAAAGTAGGCAATGATGATGCAACCATAACAGTTACCGAGAATGGTCATGGTGCTGTTAAGGGAGATTTTGTAACTTTTAGTGGTGCTGCTAGTTTAGGCGGTAATATTATTGCTGCTGTTTTAAATCAAGAATATGAAATAGCATCTATCGTAAGTGCAAATGCTTTTACTATAGAGGCTAAAGATACTTCAGGAGATGAAGTTTTAGCCAATTCTTCAGATACAGGTAATGGTGGTTCTAGTGTTGTAGCCGCATATCAACTAAGTATAGGCTTAGATGTTTATGTCTCAGCAAGCGGATTCGGTTCTGGAACATGGGGTGCATCAGGATGGGGACAAGCACCTACTCTTTCTTTAACAAATCAATTGCGCTTATGGAGTATTGATAACTTTGGTGATGATATTATTGCTGCTCCTCGTAATGGCGCGTTATATTATTGGGATGAGTCATCAGGCGTGTCTACAAGGGCAGTAGCAGCAAGCGGTATGGCAGGTGCTAGCAATGTGCCAACAGCAGTATTTCAGATTATGATGTCAGATGTTGACCGCCACGTTATAGCTTTTGGATGTAATGCTATCGGTTCATCAACAATAGACCCATTATTAGTAAGATTCTCTGATGCAGAAAGTGCAGTTGATTGGACACCTACAGCAACTAACTCAGCAGGTGGTGTGCAGTTATCGACAGGTAGCACTATTATTGGCGCACTTAAAACCAGACAAGAAATATTAATATGGACTGATGTAGGAATAGTTTCTATGCGCTTTGTAGGCGCTCCATTTATATTCAGTTTTAATGAAATGGCTACAGGAATGTCGTTAATTTCGCCTAACGCGGCTGCAACTGCAGGGAACACAGTTTATTTTATGGATCAAGGAGCCTTTTATCAATATGCTGGTTCAGCGCAAAGACTTCCTTGTACTGTATTAGACTATATATTTAGTGACTTTAATAAAGAACAGTCGTATAAAGTTTTTGCTGCACCGATACCAGATCATAATGAAATTATTTGGTTTTATCCAAGTGCCGATTCTACAGAAGTAAATAGGTATGTTATTTACAATTATCTGGAGCAATCTTGGAGTATAGGTACAACGGATGACGGCTTTACAAGAACAGCTTGGAATCCTTCACAGATTACAAATTATCCACTAGCAACAGGTAAACTAGATACTACTGATACTAATTATATTTATGACCATGAGTTCGGGCATAGTGCAGACGGCTCTTCATTTACATCATATATAGAATCTTCTGATTTTGATTTAGACCCTGATGGAGAAAGCTTTATGTTTATATCTAAATTAATTCCAGATTTAGAATACAGGGGTTCTAGTGATACAGGCAATACAGTAAGCTTTGTTATTAAAGGTAGAAATTACCCTTTAGAAAGTTTATCTACTTTACAAACAATTTCAGTAACACCTACTTCTACGTTTAGTAACACTAGGGCAAGAGCAAGGCAAAGTGCCATAAGAATAGAGAATACTGCAGATAACTTTGGTTGGCGTTTAGGTGACTTTAGGCTGGAATTGAGACAAGACGGGAAAAGATAATGGCAGAAAGATCATCAATACCATTGCCTTTAGCTACGCCAACATATGATGAAACTAATGAAGCAGTGACTCGTAGAACAATAGAACAAACTATACAGGATATAAATTCTGAAATAGGAACGCTTAAAAAAATGCAGCAGTCAGGCGTTAGTAAAGCAATAAGACGACATCAGTTTTTGTTAATGGGAGTTAAGCATGGCTGATAATCTTAAAGTATTAGGTCAGCTAGACCCTTCTGCTACAACTGTAACTACACTTTATACAGTGCCAGATAAAACACAGACTACAGTTAGTTCTATAGTTGCAGCTAACAGAACAGGTTCAGCTATAACTTTTAGGCTAAGTGTTCATGTTGCAGGTGCGGGCGCGGATGACAAACAATATTTGTATTACGATAAATCTGTAGGAGCAAATGACTCATTGGCAATAGTTTTAGGTATTACATTAAATCAAACGGATGTTTTGAAAGTTTACACAAGTGCAGTCGATATGAGCTTTAATGCTTTTGGCTGTGAAACCTTAGAGGAAAGATAGTATGTTTATAATGAACCCAAAATATAAAGTAAAAAGAGGAGATACGCTTAGCGGTATAGCAGTTAAAACTGGTTTTACTGTAGCTGAGATAGCGGCAGCTAATGGTATTGAAAATCCTGATTTAATTTATGCTGGTGCTGTTATAGATTTGCCTTTATATACTGTTGATAGCAGTCGCTGGAAAGGTATTCAGAATAAATTAGCAACATCTGGTATAAAAGAGGAAAGCGAAAAGTTAATAAAAGAAGAAACAGAGAAGAGCGCAAGTCGTTTAAAAGAAAGTCTCAGAGAAAGTTTTGTTGAGCCTATAAAAGATTTTGGTAGAGGAGTTTATGAAGGAGTTACAAGTTTTCCTTCTGATTTAGTTGATTTTGTCACTAAGCCTGAGAAAAAAACATCACTTAATATTGAAGAAACTTTAAATAAGGCTGAGAATGTAAGAAGAAGCAAAGAAGTACCTCCTGTTGGAGTAGCTGCTTTTGGAGACCCCAATGACCCAACGAAACTACACCCTGAACTTTTAAACTTTTTAGGTGGGTTTGGAGAAAGAAGGGAAAAAAGACAACAGGAAAGAGCAACAAGAATGGAAGAACTTCGTAAAGACCCAAAATTTGATATGGGTTTTGGTTTAGGAGCTTTAGGTGATCCTGATGATCCAACTAAAATTGACCCTAAAATTCCTGAATTTTTTGATAGGCTTAGAAAAAAAATACCTGCTAATATGAGGCAGTTCCTCGATCCTTATGGGACTACGACAGAAGAAGATTTGTCTGAAGAACAACTGGATGCTATAAGAAATGCTCATGCACATAGTCAAACACCAGAAAGATTAGCAGAGAAAAAAGCAAAGGGGTTGCCAGCTAATTTAGTTGAATATGTCGATTACCAAACACAAGGAGATGATACTAGAGAAGGCGCACAATACGCGGATGTGGGTGCTAGTAATTTAGGATTGGGATTTTTACGAAAAATGATGGACCCAAACTA